GTTAAATCATCCAGAAGGACCAACAGTAAACCTTGACAAAGTTTCACACAAAATCAATGATTTGCATTGGCAAGGAAATGATGTTGTAGGAAAGGCATCGATACTTAAAACACCTATGGGAAAAATAGTCGAAGGACTACTCGAAGGTGGAGTTAAGCTAGGTGTTTCAAGTCGTGGTATGGGAAGTCTTGTATCGAAGAATGGCGCTCAGTATGTTGGAGATGACTTTTTGTTGTCTACTATAGATATTGTTCAAGACCCAAGTGCTCCAAGTGCGTTTGTAAATGGAGTTATGGAAGGTGTTGAATGGGTATGGGATAATGGGCTTATTCGTCAGCAAGATATTGAAGTAATAGAGACTGAAATTAAAAGTGCTAAACGTGCTGATTTGCATGAAGCTGAAATAAGAGCTTTTAAAAATTTCCTCTCAAAATTAAATCTAAAAAATTAGGAGACTATTATGTCAGACGACGTTTTAAATAATGCCGAAGATATCGTGGATTCTGTTGAAGAAGAGCTACAAGACGGGCTCGTTGAGAATGAAAATTTAGACGAGGAATCACTTGTAGAAACTGCCGAGAAAGAAAAGGACAAGAAAAAAGTCCATGCTTCTTACGAGGACAAAGATGACAAAGAAGAAGTTGATGAAGAAGAAGAAGACGAAGAGGAAGTTAAAGAAGACGCTCCTCAAGTTGAAGTTCCTAAAACTAAAGCTGGAGTCATTCAAGCAACAGTTGATATGATGAAAAAGGCTAACGCACAAGACGCAAAAAACCTTTATGCACAGTTAATCAAAGTTGATGGTGTGTCACCTGAAGTTAAAACCGAAAAAGAAGCAGAGAAAGCTGTTTCAAGTAAAATGCCAGAACCTAAAGCGAAAGCCAAGGTTGAAGCAATCGATTTTGATGAGGACTTAGACGCAATCATTAATGAAGAGGCAACTCTGTCTGAAGGATTCCGTGCAAAAGCAGAATCAATTTTCGAAGCTGTACTTACAAGTAAGTTAAGCCAAGAAGTTGACCGCTTAGAATCAGAATATGCGCAAAACTTAGAAGAAGAAGTTTCTGAAGTACACTCTTCACTAGTAGAAAAGGTAGATTCATACCTTAACTATGTTGTTGAAGGATGGATGAAAGAGAATGAGCTACAAGTTCAACAAGGTCTTAGGACTGAAATTGCTGAAGAGTTTATGACTTCACTTCAATCAGTGTTTAAAGAACACTACATAGATGTCCCGGAAGGTAAAGAAGACTTAGTTGATGACCTCAACGAACAAGTCACAGAACTGGAAGAGACTTTAAATAAAACCACAGATGAGAATATCAAATTACATGAAGCTGTTCAATTACATGAAAAAGCTGAAGTAGTAAGAGAACAATCATCAGGGCTTGCAGAAACTGAAGCTGAGAAATTAGCATCACTAGTAGAAGATATCGAATTCGATAACAGAGAATCCTTTGAAATCAAAGTTAAAACTGTTAAAGAGTCATACTTCAATAGTGGTTCTGACGAATCAGTGGATGAGGTAGACAACTTATTAGGAGCTGGAGAGGTCGAATCAGACACTTCCGATTCTATGAGTCAATACACCCAAGCTATAACTAATTTCACTAATTAAGGGAAAAAAAAATGTTTAACGCAGATAAAAACTTAATGGAAAAGTGGGGTCCTGTACTCGATCACGAGTCAGTTTCACCTATCCAGGATAACTACAAGAAAGCTGTCACAGCTAGATTGTTAGAAAACCAAGAGGTTGCCCTACAAGAAGAAAGACATCAAATGCAAGGAAATTTTATTTCTGAAGCAGCTGCCGCTAATAATATTGGCGCTGGTAGTATTGGTTCATTTGACCCAGTATTGATTTCTTTAGTTCGTAGAGCTATGCCTAACTTAATTGCTTATGATATCGCTGGCGTACAGCCAATGAGTGGTCCTACAGGACTTATCTTTGCAATGAAATCAAAATACTCAACACAGGGCGGAACAGAAGCTCTATTTGACGAAGCTGATACAGACTTCTCAGGAACAGGAACTCATCAAGCTGAACCAACTGGTTTAGGTGGAGCTACTGATGCTGATACAGACGGAAGTATTGCTGATACCGCTGCTGGCGATATCACTAACACATTCGGTTCTGGTCTTGCTACTTCAGCTGCAGAAAGATTGGGAGTCGGCGAGTCCGGCGACGGTTCTTTCGGCGAAATGGCATTCAGCATTGAGAAATCAACTGTGACTGCTAAGTCAAGAGCACTTAAAGCTGAGTACACAATGGAATTAGCACAAGACCTTAAAGCAATTCATGGTCTAGACGCCGAAGGCGAACTTGCTAATATCCTTTCAGCAGAAATTCTTGCTGAAATCAACAGAGAAGTTGTTAGAACTATTCTAACTAAAGCAAAAATTGGTGCTTTACAAACTTCTACTGCTGTAAGTGGTATTTTTGATGTTAACACTGACTCCGATGGAAGATGGATGGTAGAGCGATTCAAAGGCTTAATCATGCAAATCGAGAGAGAATGTAATGTTATCGCTAAAGAAACACGAAGAGGAAAAGGTAATTTCATTATCTGTTCTTCAGACGTTGCTTCAGCTTTAGCAGCTGCTGGAATGTTGGATTATACTCCAGCTCTAAGCACTAACTTAAATGTTGATGATACTGGTAATACTTTTGCTGGTGTTCTTAACGGAAGAGTTAAAGTTTACATTGATCCGTATGCAACTATCGACTTCGTTTGTGTTGGATACAGAGGAACTAACCCGTATGACGCTGGTATGTTCTATTGTCCTTACGTACCTTTAACTATGGTTAAAGCAGTAGGTGAGAACGATTTCCAACCTAGAATGGGATTCAAAACAAGATATGGTATGGTAGCAAATCCATTTGTTGCCGCTGACGGTACAGGTACTGACAGAGCTAACCAATACTTCAGAATCTTCAGAGTTGACGACATCATGGTGTAAACCAGAGTTAATCACAC